GAGCCGCCTGAGTGCTCCAGGGAGCGAAAACGGGCATGAGCAATCGGAAGCCAGACGAATGGTCGGAGAGCAATGAGACGGTTGAGGAGTCCATCGCGAGACTCCCGGGAAGACTTAGGTGGGGCATGAGCCACCAGCAAGCACAGTCCGAGCGCTGGGCGTGGGAGTGGATGCTGGCAGTCCAGCAGCGGCGGACTGTCCGGGCACCTCCGACCTACTGGGTGCCGTGGAGCGAGCTGGATATCTGGGCGGATATCGTGTGTCTGGAAAGGGTGGTGGAGTGGCCGAGAACGAGCTGACCACAAGGAGGAAAAGCGATGGCTGAATTTTGGGACTGGTTGCGTGGGCAGCGCGGTCGCGATGACGACGTCGGGATGGTCGCGAGGTCGTTCGGCGACAAAGAGCGGCCGGAGATCAAGGGCGAGCAGGATTTCCTTGGGTACTTCTCCGACTCCTTTGACGAGGTCAGAGGGGCCGCGCGCGAGGCGTGGGTGGAGTGGGAGCTGGAGAGCGGGCTGGTTCAACAGCCGGCGCCGGCCCGCGACCCACAGCGAGAGCGCGACAGGCTGAAGCTGGCGGGCTACGCGCTGGCTGGACTGCTCGTACGTGGCGAGATGAACCTGCTCAAGACAGCTTCTGACGCTGTCGCATACGCAGACGCAGTGCTGATCGAACTCGGAAGAACACGCCCTGGAAGAGACGAGTGACTACGTAAAACAACCAAACGTGCGCAGGAGTACAATCGATGGGTATGCTCTCACAGCACATCAGACCGGCAGAGGCAGCACGGGTCTTGAGTCTTCACTCCGGGACTGTCCGTGCGTGGATTCGCAGCGGCAAGATCCGAGCGGCTCATGTCGGACGCTCGGTGTTCGTCCCCGAGACAGAAGTAGCACGGCTCGTAGCGGACACCAGTAGCAGAACCTGTGATGAGCAGCAAGATGGTCCGCGGGCTGGGCGCATAGACCACAAGGGAAAGGCCGTGCGTGACGTAGCGGCCGTGCTCAACCGTGCGGGCATCCACCACGTGACCATCGACTACGCGAGCATGCAGCGTGGATATCCAACATTCCTCGTGCTGGCGAAGGCGTCAGGGGCACCGGCGGCCCGAGGTCTAGCCATCTGGATCATCAACGGTCGTAAGAAACCGACCCAGCGACAGCGTGAGCTGGAGAGTCTGTTTTTGGCGTGGGGCTACAAGACGCTGTTCGTCTTCGACGCCGGAGAGTGTATCGAGGCGATTCAGGGGTTGGGGTACATGATGGACGGCTGACAAGACCGCGCGGAGGCATCAAGGTGAGAAGGAATCAAGACAGTAAAAGCAAGACACGGAAAACAATAGGGAAACTGGCGATGCGTGTGGCTGGCGAAAAGGAGCGGTTTCTGGAATCGTTTCGCCAGACCGGCCGCGTCGACGTCTCGGCGAAGAAAGCCAGAGTGGGAAGGTCGGCCCCGTATCGATGGGCCAGCGAGGACCCGGAGTTCCTGGCCGCGTGGGACAAGTCGGTGGAGGTTGCCGCGAGTGTGCTCGAGGACGAGGCCACGCGACGTGCTGTGACAGGGGTAAAGAAGCCGGTCTATCAGCAATGCAAGCTGGCTGGATATGTCCAGGAGTATTCAGACACGCTGCTGATATTCCTGCTCAAGGGACTGCGCCCAGAGAAGTACCGAGAACTCATGAGCCACGAACACACCGGCAAAGGTGGCGGCCCAATAGACCACATGGTTGTGACGTTCGTCGACACGCCAGGTGGGCCAGGTGAAACAGGTGGCGGAAGCAAAGGTTGATCTGCCGAGGAAGGTGCGCTTCCTATTTCAGCCGTCCCGCTACAAGGTCGCCTACGGTGGCCGCGGCGGGGGAAAGTCGTGGAGCTACGCCAGGGCGCTGCTGGTGCTGGCGATGCAGCGTCGCCTACGCGTGCTGTGCGCGCGGGAGTTGCAGAACTCGATCCAGGAATCGGTGCACAAGCTGCTCGAGAACCAGATCGACGAACTCGGACTGGGAGCTCACTACCAGGTGCTGCAGACGACCATCCGCGGGCGCAACGGCTCGGAGTTCATCTTCTCAGGAATCCACGCCAACATCACCAAGATCAAATCGATGGAGGACGTCGACATCGCCTGGGTAGAAGAGGCAGAGCGGGTCTCAGACAGCAGTTGGGAAGTCCTGATCCCGACTATCCGCAAGCCGGGCTCTGAGATCTGGGTGAGCTTCAATCCGCACGAGGAGACAGACCCGACCTACCAGCGATTCGTGGTCAATCCCCCACCTGGCGCCGTGGTCGTAGAGATTGGATGGCATGACAACCCGTGGCTGCCCGACGAGCTCAAGCGAGAGAAGGAATACCTGTACCGCGTCGACGCCGAAGCGGCAGAGCACGTGTGGGGCGGGAAGACTCGCCACCTCAGCAATGCGCAGGTGCTGCGCGGGCGGTACGTCATCGAGGGATTCGAGCCGCAGCCGGAATGGAATGGCCCCTACTACGGCGCCGACTGGGGGTTCGCCACCGACCCGACGGCGCTCGTCAAGTGCTGGGTGTTCGACCGGACGCTCTATGTCGAGCACGAGGCGTATGGGGTGGGCGTGGACATCGACAAGACGCCGCATCTGTTCGAGACGGTGCCAGGCTCACGCGAGCATGTCATCCGGGCTGACAGCGCGCGGCCAGAGACCATCTCGTACATGCAGCAGGACCACGAGATCAGTGGGAAGACCGTCAAGGGCCACCCGCTGCTCGTGGCCGCGGTCAAAGGGCCTGGGAGCGTAGAAGACGGCGTCGAGCACCTCCGGAGCTACGAACGGATCGTCATCCACTCCAGGTGCAAGCACGCCGCCGAAGAGGCACGCCTTTGGTCGTACAAGACCGACAAGCTGACTGGCGACGTGCTGCCGGTGCTGATCGACAAGCACAACCACTGCTGGGATGCGATTCGCTACGCGCTCGAGCCGCTCATTAGTCACGAGCAAAAGATCGTCGTCTGCTGACGAGTGAGCCGACCATTGTGCGATGCCAGGGCAGTGTTGCAGCATTGATACATGCCGAACCCAACACTCGATCTGCTTTTCCCTACTCAGCGTCCAGACACCAGCATCTGCTTTGACCGATCCAACGGCGATCTTGTGCTCATCGTCGGTGGTGTGATCTCGGGGCGGTACAGCGCCACGGGCATCAAGAGCCTGTCAGACGGTGAGGCGCGCGGCGACATCCTGCGATACGAGGCGTCGGCGTGGAACAACCACCCGGCCAAGACGGCAGGCCATGTGCTGGGTGGCGATGGCGCAGACGTCAAGTCAATGCCCGTGACAGGTCAGGTCTCTCTGACCCACAGCGCCGGAAACCTGCAGGCAGCAATCGAGATCGCCAGCCAGGCGCGTGGCGATCTGGTCCGGCGAGGCGCTGCCGCGTGGGAGAGGGTCGCGGCCAAGGCGTCAGGGCAACTCGTGAGTGGCGACGGAAACGACGTCGTCTCGGCCCCGATGACCGGAGAAGTGACTGTTGCGGCCGCGGGCGGAAACCTCGTGGCCACGATGGGTGGGGCGAAAGACGCCGGAGCCCAGGCCGTCGGCCATGTCGATTCGACGGGAGTCGGCGCGGACACCGAGACCGTGACCGTGGGGGCGCGCGTCTACGAGCTCGACACCCATGATGCCCCGGGCGTGATTACTGCCGGCCGCGTGCGCGTGGACGTCTCGGCCGGGTCGACGGTCAAGAGTCAGGGAACGCTCAACCTTAACTCCAATCCGCTGGACACCGAGACCGTCACGATTGACGGGAAGGCGTACACGTTTCAGACGGTGCTCACCGACGTTGACGGGCACGTGCTGATTGGCGGCACGGCGAGCGCGACCATCGACAACCTGATTGCCGCGATCAACCTCGGTGCCGGGGGCGGGACGGCCTACGCCGCATCGACCACTGTCCATCCCACCGTGAGTGCAGCCATCGGTGCTGGCGACACGATGATCGCCACAGCAAAGGCTGGCGGTGTCGGTGGTGACCTGATTGCCACGCTCGACGGGCTGTCGGATGTGCTGTCGGTCTGGGATGCTGTGACGCTCGGCACCACCACGGCCGGTGTATCGCCGACGGCAACGGAGGTGGCAACGGCTCTGGTGACGGCAGTCAATGCCGATGCAAGTCGAGAGTGCGACGCCTACGACGTGACGG